GCCGGGGTAGTTATTGATCGGAAGGCCTGCCATGTCTTCGGGGACGGTGACCGGCGGGCGGATGGCGACGGCGACGGCTTCCAGCTTGTCCTCTTCCAGCTTCTGGAGTTCCTTGCAATCCGACAGGGCGAGGTGTCCTGGGCCGTATCCGTAGGGGCCTTCGATCTCCGACCAGCGTGGGGCTACAATCGGCTTGTAGCTGAAGCTGCGGATGTCGAGGACGCTCTGGCTGGCACCGTCGCGCCAGTAAACGGACAGGTATTTGCGCTCCTTGGGGATATCCGCGATCTTGCCGTTGTTCGGGTAGATGTAATTCCAGACGGTGAACTCGGTTTCGTTCTTGCCGTCCTCGATCTGCTTCTTGATGACCTCGTCCTCGTCAACGGCTGCCTTTCCGAATTCCAGCAGGATCTGTTCGGCGGTGTACTGGAAACAGCGGAGCAGGCAGTGGATTTTGTTCCGGCTGTCAACGGCGAACCAATAGGAGCCGGCATCTAAAAGCTTATAGTGAGGGGAGTCTTCGGTATCGGCGATGACCATGGCGGCTGTTCCGAATACGCCAAGGTGCAGGTAGGTCTTGTGGCTGGAGGCGTAAAAGTTGCTATTCGAGAAGGCTCCGGCGATGGCCTTTTCCGCGATGTCGAGCCATTCCTTGACGTCGGTGCGGTCTTTCAGCATGGCGTTGTCGATGGTCAGGCGGAACCACTGGCGGCTGGGGCTGGTGATGCCGCCTTGCATGCCGCTGGCCATTCTATTGACGGCGTGGCGCGGGTGCGTGTTGATGATGTCGTCGTCTTCCAGCGGTGCCTGCGCGTCGGCTGTGCGCGTCTTCTCGCTGTTCAGCGGACGGCCTAGCTGGGGTTCCAGATTCCTGCGCAATGCCTGCCAGATCGGCTCGTGCGGCAGCCGTTCAGCTTTCAGGCTGGTGGCCCGCTTGTTGAGCCACTGGATCAGGGTAGGGATATCTGTTTTAAAACGTGCCATAGGTTATCCGCCGAGCTTGTCGCTCTTCTCGGTTGTGGTTGTGGCGGGTGCGGTCTGGGGGTTGTCGTAGCGCGTCCAGGAGGCGGCGAGGCCGCGCTGGCGGGAGCGGTCAACGGCTCCGTTCTGCGGCGATCCTGTGACGGATACGACGGGCGAGGTGGCTTCTGCTGGCTTGGCGGCTTTAGGTTTGGACATGCACATGGTTGCCTCCTAGCGGATCTGGCGTTCGGTGATGGCGCGGTATCGGACGCTGTTGGTGAGTGCGGTCGGGGTCAGCGTGATGGTGTCGCCTGGGAGCAGCAGTTTGTACGTGCTTTCGGTCTTGACGGGCGTTCCGTTGCTGAAGCTGTGGTATGCGGTTGCGGTCTGTCCGTAGGCCGTGTATACTGCCGAGACGTAGGTCGTGGCTGCGGTGGGCAGTTCGGTGTCGAGCTGGCGCAGGCTGTACAGGCGGATCGCATCGAAGTCATCCGACGGGGAGATTTCTCCGGGTGTAAGGTACTGGTAGGTGATCGTCGCGGTTGCGGTGTTTGTACCGAGCAGGGAAGGGAGGAAGTAAATCTTTTCACCAGTAACCACCGAGAATGCAGTACTGTACGTGGCGTTGTTGGTTAGGACGGTCTTGGCGGTTGACACTCCGTTTGTGATCGTCGTCACGATGTTTGTCGCTCCGGTGCCGAGCTGGCTGCCGATGCTGATACTTCGGATCAGGGCTGGCTCGGCTGCTGTCCATGCGTTCGGGAGCTGGCTTTGCCTGGCGATGGTTACGACGACGGCGTTGGTGGCGTTGCTGCTGACGCATGAGACAGCGGTGTTTGCGGCGATCAGAATGTTGGGGGTCTGTGCAGGCGCATTGTTGGTGAACGTGTAGGTGGTGTCGCCAAAGCTGACCTTGACATTGCCGGACGCGCCTTGGATCGCACCGACAGACACGCTGCGCAGGTACTCTGCATTTCCTGTGGTGTAGAATGCGTTGGTCTTTACGATCACGTTGGTGGTCGTGGCCAGTGCGCTGTATGCCGTGGTCGTGTAGGTGCCTGCTCCGGTGGCGAGCGTGGCGGTTTCGACGGCTCCTGCGCCTACTGTGATATCAATGGGGACGGTGATCCACTCCGCATAAGAGAACAGGGCGAGGACGGAAAAAACGAGGGCGATTAATGGCTTCATGGTATGCTCCTTTGAAGCCGTTGTATATCTATCTTGAAACGTTGGGAAGAGCTATTTTGCTCTTGCTGAAAAAATGTACTAGTATTGGAACTTATCGCTTTTTTGCGGGCTTGACACGGTGTTGATTACGGTCTGCTGCTTGCCGCATAATCTCTCTATTGATGGCCTGTGGATTCCGCAATACGTACAGACGCGGTACCGCAGCAGGGTCCCTGGCAGGGTCTCTCGCGTGTTGTTGCACTTCATCCGTCCTTTTCCACACTCTGGACATGTCATGTCATTGCCTCCGTTTCATGGGGTCGTAGGTTGCGCGTCCTGCGGCCTGTGCGCTGGCTGGCGCGTGGTGGGTGTTCGTGGGTGCCGGGTGTTTGATCCCGGTGTCAAAGAGGCGGGCGAGGTCGTCGAGCATGTCGTCGTGCGGCAGGACGGGGCAGGTCAGGTACTCGTCGTTGATGAACTGCTGGACAAAATCCTGCACCTGGCCTTCGTTATCCACAAACGGCATCTTGATCGGCAGCCAGATCCTTGATGCGCTGAATAGCGGGACAAGGCGTTCGATGCGCTGCATCTTCGGCATTGCTCCGCCGACGGGCGTGATGCTGAACCGGTAGTGCTCGCGCTCCATGCGGTCCTTCACGTGCTCAATGTCCGCCTGGATGCCGTACTCTTCGTAGAATACCTTGGCTTCAGGGTACCTGCGCTTAAGGGAGAACAGCGCGTCAGCCCTGGCGACAAGGTTCAGGCGCGTCCGTATGCTGCCTGGCAGCAGGTAGATGTTGTTGTCGCTGTGCCAGCCCAGCACAATCATCACCGTGTAATCGCCCATGCCGTCCTTGCGTCCGCGCTTCTCCTTGCCGCCTGCCGGGTCGCAGATGATCGCGATGTTCATCTCGTTGATCGGCGGGTGGGTGGTGTAGGTGGATAGCCATTCCTTTTTGAAGGTGGCGGTGTCCGACGAGACGGGGTTCAGCAGCATCTGGGCGGCGAAGGTTCGCGGCCCCATGTTCCGCTTCAGGTCTTCGAGCGCCTCGTTGGTCAGCAGGACGGGCTGGCCGTCCATCTGGCCGTTGTCGGTGGCGTGGCGGATGCGTGGGATGGCGGCTCCGCGCTTGAGGATAACGTCGTAGGTGTCGCTCGGGTGGTACCGGGTGCCGACGTATCTGCGGCGGGGGTTCTCGGTGCCGAGGGCGAGGGACATTTCCCAGCAGGCCGTGGTCTTGGCGATCTGGTCGGGGGTGCCTACGCTCTCAATGGTCACGACGTCGTCGTATACCTGAATTTTGAAGTGGCGCGAGGTGGGCTGGCCGTCGGTCAGGCCCCAGCTTTCGACGGTACATTCCTTGGGGTTGCTTTTGCGGCGGACGATGATCCCTTCGTTCTGGGACCACTTCGGGGCTTCCTTGCGGGGCTCGCGCCAGAAGATGTCCGGCCACAGCTCGTGCAGCTTCTTGTTGATCTCCTGCTCCTGCTTGAGCTGCAGCAGGAAGCTGTCACTGATCTGGCCTGTGTGGGAGAAGATGCCAAAGGTCAGCTCGGGGTCCATGGCGATGTCGCGCAGGGTCTGGGCAAAGGTGATAATCGTTGACTTGTAATGGAACCGAGCCCAGAGGTCGAGCCTTCCGTCCGGCTGCTCCTGCACTTCCTTGCATCGGTCGCATATCCAGGGGCGCATGGCATCGTAGCGGTTCAGCACTCCCAGCAGCATGAAGAACAGGCTCTCTTCGGCCAGCGCGGCCATGTCCTTGCGCTTCTTGCTGGCGAGGATCGCTTCGAACACGTCGAGCTGGGTGTCGTATGGCTGCTCGGTGATTCCGTAAAACGGGTTGCTCATTTGGCTTTTCTCTTCTGCCGGATCGCGGCGAGGGTTTCGTCTAGGCTAGTGGATACTTCGTCCTGGTCCTTGGCTTCGTCGCTCTCGGTTGGGGACACGGACGGCAGCAGGCGCTCGAGTTCCTTGGCTGCCTTGATGCGGCTGTTGATCGGCGGCGGGGACTCTACTACTTCGGATCTGGATGATCCGTCTGATGCTCTGTGCGTCCGTATGGTTGGCTGCATGACGTTTCCGCGCATGATCTCGGCCAGGAGGCGGGCGATCTCGGAGCGGCTGGCGATGGTGTCCAGCTTTGCGGATTCCTTGAGCAGCTCCAGGTGCTTCTGGACGACGGGGAGCTTGGCGAGGTCGTAGGCCCGCTTGTTGACGGCGGGGCCTGTCCACTGGCGGCTGTTGGGGTAGACCTCCCGCAAGGCAGCCGACGCGCTTCCAAGGCGGAACATCGCCTCGGCAAACTTGGTATGCCGTAGCTCAGTGGCCTCGTTGCGCGTCGGTTTCTTCCTTGGCATTTATTTCGTGTCCGGGGTGTAGGGTTCCACGTACATGATCGGCAGCTCGCGGCAGACGAAGCCGGCGGCGCCTGCGTGTCCTCCACCGCCGAACTGCTTAGCCAGCTCGCTCACGTCCACGCCTCGGTTGCTGTACAGGCTGACTGTGAACATGTTACCCTTGTGCTCGTAGGCGCACAGCACGTCGAAATCACCCGGGTGGGGGCAGGACTCGAACGACTGGCTTCCGCGCATTCCGTTGAGGCAGAGCACGAACCTGTCGAAGCCGCGCAGCATGCCGACCCATCCGAGTTCCTTGAGCTTGCTCTTGTTATGCTCCTTCTGGTGCAGGTTGATGATTCGGCCCTGGTTGGCGACGTGCTTCCATGT